CATACCAGCTTCTGTATATCCCTTCCTTCTTTCCGTTTACAAGATTATACTCCTCGCATCTTTGTCCGTTTCCATAGAATGTTCTTACAATTGAATCGTCTGTTAATGTTTTCATGATTTAAGTTTTTTTTAATAATTAATTGATAGTGTAAATGTACGTCATATTTTGATACAAATATAATTTTGTACATTATATTTAAACACATTAACAAAACATTAACATATATAAATTTTCAAAAATGTTTTTGCTATTTTGAAAGTAAATCAACTCATATCTCATGTATTTTTATTCCGTGAACCTTGAACATCAGTTTCCGCTTTTTGATATATTCACGGGTCCTGAATCCTTTTGCATCCTCCACGATTTTCTGTCCACTCTTTCCATGCACATAAACAAAATCTGCAACGTACTTAATTGAATGACTTCCTCCTTCGTTCAATTCATACGTCACCTGCAACTCTAACAATTCTATTGTTCCAGCCTTCATCAACAGAAGCAATTCTTTATAACGATTCGCTTCCTTCTTACTATCGAAAACAATCCCGTTAACTTCTGTTTTGCTTGATCCATACTTGCTTTTTTTTAAAGCTGCTGCAGGAGTTGCGAATAGATGCTTGTTCAAGTGTGCGACAGGAGATTTCCGCAAATCATCAATTGTTAATCCTCTTGCCATTCGCGTTCTCATTAAGTTTATCAATTTTCACAGGATTGATTTTGCGCACTGCATACTTTACTCCTGTCGTTTTATGTTTCGCATATTTACCAATACCGATTCTTTCATAAAATTTTCCTGGAACCATTCCTAAAAAATTGGCAGCTTTAACGGCTTTGTCAAATACGAGTTTCTTCTCTTTTCTTTCTTCAATATCTGGTATGCTCATATCGTATAAAACAACTCCGTAACTCTCGCACATGTAATTCAGATTATTTGTCAATGAATGAGCCATATTAACTCCTCCTATCACTTCCGTTTAATGTGATCAAATTATACATCTCACGCATTCTGCTTCGAACACGTGTTCCATACATTTCTTCGATTTCGTCTGCAGTAAGGTTTGTTGTGATGTGTGAATAGGACCATGGAGCATCTGTATTATCGTACCGGTTAAGAATAATTTGTTCCATCACATTTGCACTGTCGCCGTATCTTCTTCCTTGCCGCTCTGTTCCAAGGTCATCAAAGCATATTCCGATTTGCTTTTGATAGAAAGTATCTAAGCTGGTAGGAACATTAATCAATCGTGAATAAGTGTGAAGCACTTCTCCTCCCTGATCAATGAACATATCAGACATTTTCCTGCAGCTGATAATTTTAAAAGATGCTCGCTTATTTTGAGCAAACAATTTCATGAGAGTTGTTTTTCCTGTCCCAATATTTCCTGCTATGATCAAACCTTTTTCAAGTTTCCATCCTTCACCCATTTTTTCAAAGCGATGATCTTTTGTGAAATATCTGCAGAGAGCTTTTACAGTATCATGATTTGTTTCATCGAGAACGAATTCAATTTTTAATTTAAACTTTGCTCGCCATTGAATCCAATTCAACATATCTGTGCTGTTCCATTCGCTCATAACTTCACGATCAATCATACTTTGTCTTTCCATTTTCATTTCATAAAGAACCCTTTCACGCTTTTTATCCAAAGCAGCTGACTTTATTTGTTCCAGCTCTTCATCAGTAAGATTGATATTAGAGCCGTCCATAATCTCGAGCCCCACTCCCGATAACAGTTCCCACAAGTGTATTTTTTTGTTCTCCATTTGAATTATAATTATTGTTGATTTTGCGTTTGATGATTGCATCAAATTTGTTTAATAAGGTAGGCAGAAGAAAGTTATCGCGTAACCAATTATCAAACCCATGTGCTTTGATAAAAAATCCTTTCACGCAATAGAGCGCATATTCTTCTGTCCATTCTTTCCCGGATTGCTCAGCAATCTTTTTAATTCGTGCTGTAATTGATTTTAAACTTTTTGCCGCCGCCGGATTGAATGTTGGTTCCAGAGAAAATTTTTCTTTGTAAAAAACAAACCACACTTCAACGATTTTTTCCCAATAATGAGTAATATTTTTATTAGCATTTACCGGGGCGTTAGCACCGGAATGAGATTTAGATAATTTACTTTTATTTACTTTACTTTCCTTTACTTTGTTTAAATCTTCCGCCTTTTTTGGCACTTCTTCCGCCGCAGGGGCGGAACGTTCCGCCTTTATCCAGATATTTTCGTTGATTATTCTTTTTTTTCTTTTTCTCGTTGCATCTAACCAGGTTGATTGAATTCTTTTGGAAGTAAGGATATGAAGCGAATCAAACACGATTTGATCAAACAAACCCCACTTGATACACCTCGCAACTATCTCTTTTATGAGGTTCACTGACGGATTTCCTAAATAAGAAACACGCTTTGTAAACTTAAGCTGCTCCATTTCATCCCAAACACAGTAATATCCTTGGTTTTTATAGATCCAACTCAGAAGCTTTATGTAAATTATTTCTCCCTTATATCCGAACTCGCCGATGATCATGGCCAGTTTATCATCGAGATCGAGATCAACATCTGTAGGGAAATAATTTATTCCTTGACTTTCGGGCTTTGCCATGCTACTATGGTTTTTTTGCGATATTACATTTAATACAGAGGGTGCTTAGATTAGATTCAGCATTCAAGCTGCGATAATCCAATTTGTCGTAAGCATGTCTGTATATTGAAACAACATGATCAATTGATAAATTTTCAGTAGAACCACACTCTATGCATCTGTATGCATCTCTTTTAAAAATGTATTCTCTGACATCTGTTCTTTTTATAAAACTTCTACTTGAATTAAACAAGGCTGAATACCTTATCTTAAAATCAGAATGTGTAAATAAATACGAAACAGAATATCGTTTAGGTTTCCAAGTTGGGAATTGTGGCTCTTTACTTTCGTTCATCTTAATCGGTTTATCCTTAATTTTTCACAAATGGTTTCAATGAATATTCTTTTACTTTACTGCCACCTTTGGTGGTGATAAATCTGTCATAAATTTTAATTTTAGATTTGTTACGCAAATCGCTTATTCTACTATTTAAAGCGGTAATTCCGAATTGTTGGGCCTGAAAACAGTTAATAGTATGACCTGATGATAAATAATTAAATACAAATTTATTTTGCCCCGTTAAAGCAGATTTATTAATAGTTGAAGCTGTCTCAAAATCTATCATTAACTGTTGCATAGCTAATTTTTTTGCATGAATAAATTGATAAATTCATCTACTACGTTTGTTTCAATAACTGTTTCAGCACCGGTAACTTGATTAACTATTTGCCTTTTTTTATCAATAATGTTATATATATATTCATCAATAGTATTATGCCCTAAGAAATAAGTAATTTGAACGCTGTTTTTCTGACCAATTCTATGACACCTATCTTCACATTGTTCACAATCTGCAGGATGCCAGGGAAGTTCTAAAAAAATAACCCTGCTCGATGCGGTTAATGTAATGCCGACGCCACCTGATTTTATGTTGCATATAATAACATGAGTGTTAGGATTATTTTGAAAATTATCAACTGATCTTTGCCTTTCATCCATTGAATCATCACCTACAATAGTTACTGCATCAGGAATATTCTTTTTAAGTTCAGCAACCATTTCTTTGTGCCAAGCAAACACAACAATCTTTTCTCCGGCCTCAACAACTTCTTGAATATGTTCGAGCACTTCTTCAACTTTGCCACGAGCAGAAATCTTTTTAAGAATTCCGATCAATACCATGGTTTCTGCACGCAATGACTTTGATATCTCACATTCAGATTTTTTTAGATTTTCCCTTAAATAAACAATTAGATTTTGTTCTGCCTTCAAATATTCATTTCGATTATTAATATCTACCCGAACAATGTTTCTCATTTTATCGGGTAATTCTTTCAATACTTCTTTTTTTTCTCTCCGGTAAAAACAATGTTTATGCATTAAATAATTGAGTTCTTGTAAATTACTTGCCTGATTATAGCCGTTGCAATATCTGTCAATAAATCCTTTATAACCCCCAAAAACATCTAATTTGCCAATTATATGTAACTGTGCTATTAAATCAATTGGTTTATTTACAACCGGGGTCCCGGTTAATGCCAACACAATACGTTTGCCTTTTGTTATGCCCATTACAAACTTTGATTGTTGCGTCTTGCCATCTTTACAACGATGAGATTCATCAATAATAACGGTATCAAAAAGGTTAATAAATTCTGAAAAATGAATATGATTTAATCTAAGTGGTTTGCCTTCTGGTTTATCAACTTGAGTAACAAAAAATTTCTTTAGGCTCTCATAGTTGCATATAAACACATTGCACATACCAACTTTATAAAATTGATGCCATGTTTTTTTAGTTCGGTCTGTTAATATAATCGCTTCTTTACCAGTCCATAATTTCCATTCTCTTTTCCAATTTTCACGTAGTGTGGCAGGACAAATAACCAATATACATTTTGAACCGGCGCCAATAGTAGTTGCAATAGATTGAACTGTTTTACCTAATCCAGGTTCATCACCTATAATTAGTCTCATTTTATCGAGAGCATAAGCCACGCCCTTTTTTTGATAAGGAAACATATTATACAAAAGTTGTATTTCTATACCTAAATCAGGTAAAGGATCAATATTTCCTATTTCAATTTTTTGAGAAGAAACTTTAGCATTACTGAAATTTTTAGCCCAATTTAAAAGAGCATTCCCGGAACGTCCTGGCACAAACCAAAACTTCTTTCCTTCTTTAGAGCGAAAGCCTGCGCCCGGTATTTTTTTTATACTTTCTACCAACCACGGCTTATATTGAAACGTGACTTCGTAGCCGTTGTTTGTTTCAATAATATCTAACATATTTCATTTGTTTTTTGCATGTATTATTTTATTTTGATAAATCAAAGTCGGTTTCAGAAATATTTATTTCAACATCTTCCATAAAATCTAATTCTAATTGCTTTTCAGGCGCACGCTTTCCTTCAAATAGATATTGTTCTACCTCGTAAATTGCAATTGAAATATCTTCTACTAAACAAGATATAAAAGGGTAGTCGGCATCTTCAAACTTTGTAAACGGTGTGTTTAAATTTACAATACCAAATCTGCCTTTTTTATAACCAGAGAGGGTAACACCTTCGTTCTCATCATTGCCTCCAATAGAAAATGCGCGTACTATAAACTCATGGAATTCAGCAGTTTTAAAATCTGCTTGTTTAGGAACTTCTATTTCATCGCACAAAATTGTAAGATGTTTATGCAACTGTTTGAACGATTGAATTAAATCATCATGAATGGGAGTAGTACAGGATATTTTGATATCTTTTTTACTGTGCCCAGATAATTCTTCTGTAAATTCAACATCTAAAAAAATGTCGTCTTTAATTTTTGCCTTTTTAATTGTTATTTTGTTCATGCAAGTATAGATTGTTTTTAAAAAATGGTTTTCAAATTATTGTTCCAGTTGGAAAAATCTTCAATTGTTTGATAGGGCGATGGGATGATAATTCCTAAATACTCAGCGGCCCACTTACAAATACGCTCAATAAAATTATTAAATTCAGATATGGAAAGTTTAGCTGTACTGCCTGCAACGTGTATCATTTCACCTGTTTGTTTATTGATGATTTCTTTTTTATTCAACACATATTTCAAAACCTGATGAGCATCATCATTTGTCTGTACATCGTCATATCCTGCATCATAAAGCCCTTTTCTTACAGTTGGAACAATTACACCCCAATAGTAATTATTTTGATGAATGGACCTTTTACGCAAATCCTTTATAGTTATGAGATGCTTACCATCCTTTAACTGATTAAAAGCTTCTTTAAACTCTTTGTAGTTCACTACTTTTTTATTGTTGATATGTATTACTAATTCTACCATTTTTAAGAAGTCTCTTTTATATCACAAAACAAATACCAATATTTAAAAGCCAGTTCCTGATATTTTTCTTTACCCTCATTATAAATTGAATCGCCTTTTTTGATAGCCACTTTGAAAATTTTAAAATTTACTTTTGATATAAATATTAAAATATCATTTATACGATTTTCAATATCCATATACCAGGCACGTGAACGATCATATTCAAAATACCTCAAAGCTTCTTCCACTTGTTTTTGAGTTGTGCAAGCCGTTGATTTTATATCACCGCTTAAATCCAACTGATCTGCGAATAAATCCCATTTACATTTTGCCGGAACAGAAAATTGAAATTTGTTGTATTCAATTTTAAAATTTGGCTGATAAGAAATGTGCTGAAATTTGCAATGTTTTATAAACTGGCTGCAAAACGCATCTTTATAAAAAGCCTTTTTCATTTCTTTTGATCGCTCAAATTCTTCATCTGAATATTGATAATTAATATCCTGAACTGTTTTTTTAAAATAGTTTACCTTTTCTGGTTCTGTAATCATAGCATCAATCAGGGTGCCATTAGCAAATGCTTCTTCTAAATCAATAATTTTGTTTTCAGGCATCCAATATTTTTGGAGTGTTGATAAATCGCTATTACTGATAGCAGGGAATGAGCGGTAATTTTCCTTATTGATGATAATCATAGTTACTTGGTCTTTCTGTTAACAGCCTTAAATACTTCATAATATTTAAGAAACTTGCTTTCTATTTTAGTTCCTGTTTTTTTAGCATATTTTTCAACCCATGATTTTGCCTGCTCTAATTTTGTATTCCCAATTTTATCAACCGGTAAATTTTTGCCTTCGTTTTCAAACCAAAACTGAAAAATCTGAACGTAACCAGCAGGATGTAATACGGTTATGTCATAATCCCATCTTGATTCGGGTGCATCAGTGGAAGGAATAGCAGCTTCATTTTCAAACAGAGCCATTGTTTGCTCACCCTGTTTTTTAATTTCAATTTTCTGTTGTACAGTGCGTTTAGCTTCTTCATTCTCTTGAGCAACACGCATTTCTTCTTCTTCCTCTCTGCGTTTACGTTCTGCATCTGCTGCTTCCTGTTGTGCTTTTAATTCCTCTATGCGTTTACGTTCTGATTCCCTTGCGATAGCTGCTTCTTTTTCTAATTGTGCCCTTTGTTCTTCATTCGCCTTAGCTATTTCATCCTGTCTTTTTTCTTCTGCTATTC